GACGTGGCGTTGGCGCCGACACGTAGAGGGTTGGCGTTCGTGAGCGAAACGGCCGCAGCGATCGAGGCGCCGGCCGAGGCAACACCGTTCACATAGCTCTTCACGCTGCCGGCAGTCCTATCGAACACCAGCCCCAGCGTGCTGATCTGACCGAACGTGTACGCCTGGGTGGTCTGCTGAAACTGCACCAGGTTGGTGTCCTCGGTGAAGGCGGTCAGCTGTGCCAGGGTGCCCGTGTGGGTGATGGCGTAACCGGCGCCAGAGGCGCCCCACTTGTCGATGAACCGTGCCGAAGCGGTGGGTGTCCCGTAGTCTCGGGTGACCACCAGCGCCGTGAACGAGTCCGTAGCGCCGAAGTTGATCAGCGCATTGTCCGCCACCTGCAGGTAGTCGTCGGTGCCGAACAGCAGACAAGTGCGGGTCACCGCCACCGACTTGCGGCCGGACGTCGCACGGTTGATCGTCACCGTGGCAGCGTTCGACGACGACTCGACGAACGTGGTCTGGCCGCCGGACGTGATGCCCTTCGTGAAGTCTGCGTCGAAGACGGTCGTGCCACCGATGCCGTTGCGGACGATCGCACGGTAGAAGCGACCGCTGAACGGAAGGGCGTTGGTGGATCGGTTCCCGACGTCCAAGGCGGCCGTGCCAGCGAAGGAGACGGCAGCACCACCGGTCTGGCCGCCGAGCGACGTCCAGGACGTCGGCTCGACAGAAGAGCCGGAGGCAGAAGCGTAGAACGTGGTCTGCCCGGTGGCGGCCACGTAGGTGCAACGCACCCAGCCATCAGTCCCGTTCGGGATGACGGTCCGTACGTCGGTGGTCGAGAGCATCGAGTTCACCGCCGTGCCGTCCGTGCTCACCGTCAACCGAAGGATGCCCGCAGACTGGAGGAACCAGCACCAGGCCCGAGACGGCGCAGCTCCGTCTCGATTGATGATCCCCTGCCCGCCGGTGTTCCAGTCGTCGCAGTTCACTCGAGCTATCAACTCGAAGTCGCCGGCGAAGTTGTAGGCGGGGATGAACGGAGACTGGGCAAAGTTGAACTGAGCGTTGGCCGGCAGGTACAGGTAGTTCGTGCCGGACCAGGTCAGCTTCAGCGGATCGTTCGTGTCAGCGCCGGTCGTGCTGCCGTACTGCGCATCGAGCGCACTGCCGCCCGTCCCCAGGTTCTTCAGCACGCCGCCGGACGTCTGCGACTGGGCGGCGTCCAGCCACAGCGTGGCGTTCATCAGGGCGAGCAGGCCAGCGTGGCCGCCGCCCCTGATGCGCCTGCTGCCGGGCCGGACCGTGTGCAGGTTGTCGAAGGACAGATCCATCGTGTACACCCCCTAGAACGGCAACAGCCCCCGCCGAAGCGGGGGCTGTTCCGGTACCAACCGGGTCTGGGGTGGTACTAGACGGCGGCGCTGGTGGACGCCGTCTCGAAGTAGTGCTCCTGCTTCACCTTCAGGGTGGAGCCGGTGTACACGGGAGTGGTGCCCGCCACCGTCACCACCGCACGAGCCCACTTCTTGTGCATGATCGGCTGGATGACCTTGCGGACGTTCGACTGCGCAGCGGGAAGACCGCTCTGCAGACGGATCGTGCCGTACTCCACCACACCCGTGGCGAAGGTCTGGTCATCCGAGCCCTGGACCGTGATGCTGATCGTGGGCGTGGTGCCCGTGACCGTGGACGTCTCCAGCACGACCGCCACATCGCCGGGACGGTCCACCTGAACGGCGGTGCCGTTCGTGGTACCGGCGGCGTTGAGCGTCGCACCAGCGAGCAGGTTGGCCTCGAGCGCATCCGACACGATCGTGCCGGGCGAGAAGACGTTGTTGCCGAGTTGAGCCATTGTGGGATCCTCCGATCAGACCGCAGTGATGCCGGTCACACGGACCACGGCGTACGAGTTGAACACGGCGAGACCCGGGTACCACTCGAGCCGGCCCATCTGCTGGGGCTGGGTCTGCAGTTCGCCGAAGTCCTTGATCTGGAACGCACCGTTCTTGCCCATCAGGCCGCAGACATCGTCCTCCGACATCTTCACCATGTAGATGGACGAGCTGGTGTTGCTGGCGTTGCCCGGGTCCTCCGTGAACGGCAGTGCGTCCACGATGTTGCCGGAGCCGTCGAGCACATCGCCGAGGATGCGGATCGGCACGTCGTTCCACGTGGTCACCTGACGGCCGAAGGCGTCGGTGCCCACGTCGATGAGCGACACGCCGGTCACGCTGGTGCGTGCCAGGCGGGTGATCTGCCGGCGGACGTTGCGGTTCATCCACATCGCCTGCGGGCCACCCTGGTTGCGGAACAGGTCCGCAGCAGCGTCGAGGTTGTCGAGCGTCAGCGGGGCGCCCGTGCCGGAGTTGCTGAACGACTGGCCGAGGCCTTCCGAGATCAGCTGCTTCAGGCCCTTGAAGCCGTTGTTGGCTCCGGTGCCGTTCAGCGCCTCGTAGTCGTAGCGGAGAGCGTTCGCCTTCGCCAGCTTCGCCACCTGGCGAGCCTTCAGGTCGCCCTGGTTGGCGATGACGTCGATGAGGAACGGGTCGATGGCGTACTCGCCACCGAGGATCGTGACGCCCCAGTACCGCTCGGTGTCCGTGCCGAAGCTGCGGGTGTACGAGCCGTTGATGGGACGGAACTGGACGTTCGGGAGCGTGTCCTCGATCGTCTGCTTGAAAGCGGTGCCGGCGATGGTCTGCCAGGGGAGCTGCTCGATGATCGGCGACTCCTGGAGGATCGTCTCGACGACACCGAGCTTCTTCTGATCGGTGCCGGCCTTGGCGGCCTCGATCAGGGAGAGAGCACCTGTTGCCATGGTGTGAGAACTCCTGTGAGGAAGGGGTAGGGGTTAGCGGGAGTTGGACTCCTTGGCGTAGGCGGCCTCGAGCCGGCTCCGACCGAAGAGACCCTTGGTCTCGTCGACCTTCGACGGTGGGGTGCCCATCGCCCGACCCAGGCCCGCAATGCGGGACAGGGCCTCGGTCTGCTGCTGCTCCTCGGACTTGCCGAGCAGCGCTTCGACCGCTTGCTGTCTGCGAGACCCTTGCTCGCCAGAACCCTCCGAACGGTCTCGGCTTCCGCCGCTGCCTTCTGGGTCTCCAGCTCCTGAGCCTTGGTCTCCAGCTCGCTGAGGCTCACTCCCTTGAGGTCTTCGACCGACACGAGCTTGTAGCCCTTCTCGGTGATCAGCTGCTTGCCGGCCAGCTCCACGAGCTGTTCCTTCAGCTTGGCGTTCTCACCGAGCGTCGTCTCCAACTTCTTGCGAAGTGAGGTGCCGCTCTCCTTCTCTTCCTCGGAATCGAAGTCGTCAGCCATCAGTTGTACTCCTACGCCCCTTCAGATACGCCCTCAGCCGGCGGGGGAACCGACCTCGAGGAGTGGCAAGAGTGGGACTCGAACCCACGACCTCCGGGGTATGAACCCGGCGAGCTGACCAGCTGCTCCATCCTGCTGTCACCACCCCCAAGAGGTGTGACATCGGTCACACTTGCTGACGGAGTCCCTGCTGCACGAACCGCCCCTGGCGGTTCATCTGCAGGTCGAACTGGCCCTGCTGGGCGCCGGCGGCGGCCTCCGCCGCCAGGCCCTGCTGGACACGCAGCTGCTGCTTGCCGTCACCGAGGAACGCTGCGTCCTCCACCTGGCCCTGGGTGAGGCCCTGGCCGGTGGCACGGCGCACAGCGTCATCGAGCACGCCCTGCCCGTACTGGCCGTACACCCTCTGCGCTGCGGCACGGTCCACGCCCGCAGCACGCAGCTCCGCCACACGCTCCTTCGTCGGCATCGTCAGACCGGCCTGGGTCGCAGCGGCGCCGATCGCCGCCTGCTCGAAGCTGGAGATCAGGTCCTGCAGCTGCAGCTGCTGACCGGGCTGGCCGGCGTTCGTGTACAGAGCGTCCATGATCGAACGGGCGAAGTTCGGGTCCGTGCGCAGCACGGTCTGCACCGCCTCGCCGGTGAGCGCCCCGGACTTCTGCAGCTGGCCGAGCGTGTCCGAGACACGCTGCAGGCCACGCTCCGTCGCCCGGGTGATCCAGGTCTGGTAGTCGAACGACTGCGACGCCACCTTGGCGTTGTACTGGTCCTGCAGGTGCTGAGCGGCCGCAGGGTCCACCATCGCCTGGTACAGCTGCTCGTCGGTCACGTCGAGACCGGCGTACACGTAGAAGGCGTCCTTCACGTGCTGGCCCGAGTCCTGCACCTTCTTGAACGTGTCCAGCCGGTCCTTCAGTTCGTTCGGGTCCATCTCGCTGTCGAAGAACCCGACGAGCGACTGAGCGTCCGTGTACGACTGGCCGTAGCCGTACTGCTTCAGCACGGTGCGGTAGTCCTGCTCACGGTTCAGGTACTGCGCCTCGGTCATGCGCAGCGAACCGTCAGGCCGCCACAGGCCGGCGAACCGGGCCCTGTACTGGGGCTGCTGGCGGAGCGTCGTGATGATCTCGTCCGGCGAAGCCGAGGTGGCCACCAGGTGCTGGAAGAACTGCGGGGTGAGACCGATCTGGTCGAGCCACGGGAACTGCGCCTTCAGGCTGTCCAGCAAGCTCGAGCTGGCGGCCGTCCCGTCGACAGACGTGGCGGCCGACGTGGTGGCGGTGGGGACCGAGACGTCGCTCACTGGAACCCCATCCGGCGGCCGGCCTCTGCGATCGTGGACACCATCGTCTCCTTGGCGTTCTTCGTGTTCAGCCAGCCCGAGGACTGCTTCAGCGACTGCTCGAAGTCCCACATCGACTGGCCGGCCGACATCGCCTGCGCCACCTTCGGCGTCGACAGGTCGGCGTCCGTCTCCATCACCCGCTTGTACGTCTCGACCCACGGCGCTGCGGCCACGCTGGTCTCGACGTCACGGTTCTTCCACGGGTACAGCACCTGCGCCTGGTCCTTGATGGCGTTCAGCACGTCCGCCTCGGACATCTCGTTCGTCGAGATCTTGCGACCGAAGTCCTGGTACGTGCCCTCAGCCCACTGCACGCCCCAACGGCGTGCCAGGTCCTTGATCCGCTGGGCCGTGTTCTCGACGTCGATGCCGGGCTGGCGTTCCGCCTTCTGCTCGTCGGCGATCTGGCGGGCCCACGGGCTGTTCGCCAGGTCCAGCGCCTGCGGCTTCACGATCCGTTCGGTCCAGGCGCCGAAGCCCATCTGGCCCGAGGCCAGCTGCTCCACGTAGTTGCCGAGCCGAGGGTCGGTCGAGTCGACCGGCTGTCCCGTGTACTGGAACCAGGTCTGCGCCATCTGCGCAGCCACGTCGTCCCTGCGCTTCTGCTTCTCAGCGTCCGACAGGTCGTTGTACTGGCGCTGCATGTCGGTGTGCTGCTGCCAGTACGTGGTGCCACGCAGGAGGTTCTGGAACTCCTGGTCCGACATGTCCGGACGTGCCGCCCGCTGGGCGATCACGTTCAGGACCGACGGGTCCTGCCGTGCGGGCGAACCCGCCGGCATCACCGTGTTCAGGATCGAATCGAAGAACGCCTTGTACGACGGGTACTGCGTGTTCATGCCACGCAGCTCTTCGGCGTCACCAGCCTGCACCGCACCGAGCTGGTTGAAGGCGTCCTGCGACACCTGGTGCACCTGTGCCGGGTCGAACTGGACGGCGCCCTTCGACCAGTCGATCGTGTAGGCGAGCTTCACCCCGCCCACGTCGAACACGGCCATCAGCGCCAGGCCGTTGTTGTAGACCTGGGCGTCGGACGGCAGCTGGAACGGCTGGACGGCGGGGGCGGTGGGCATCAGGTGTTCTCCTGGACGACCTGGGCGGCCGAAGCGAGACGGGCCATGAACGTCGAGTTGTTGAAGGACGACTTCTGGGCGGTGATCTGACCGAGCGTGGTCTGCACGTCACCGGTCCGCATGCCGCCCTGGATCGCCGACGGGTCCGGAGCGCTCGTGCCGAGCAGCTGCCGGGCAGCGCCCTGGAACTGGCCCT